AAGACCACTACCTATTCTTCTCCTGTGCAAGTTGGTGCATTAACTACATGGAGTGGAGCAATAGGTGGTAATAATTTTATGACAGCCTTTAAAACCGATGGCACACTTTGGGCTTGGGGTTCAAGCTACCACGGGCAATTGGGTGATGGCACTACTGTTTCTAAAAGCTCACCTATTCAAATCGGTGCGCTTACTACTTGGGCTGGTATTTCTAACGCTCTGCCAGTTGCCAGCTTCAGCGCAGGGCTTCAACGACCTTAATTAATTATTAAACAGGAGACTAATATGTCTTTATTTGTAAAAGTTGTAGATAACGAAGTAACACAGGTATGGGATACACAGCCTCCTGAAGGGGAAGCTGGCTGGAAATCAGCGGTTGAAGTGCGTCCTGACATTACTGATGGCAAGCAAATCTATACTGCACATACGTTTGATCTCACTGCTGATCCGGTAGAGATTGTTTACGGTGTGGAAGATTTGACTATAGCCCAGCGTAAAGAGGGGTTGATTGGTCAAGCTAAAAGTGCATATCAGCAGGTAGCCAATGAGCAGACCCAGCTTGAGGTGACGGATGCGTCCGGTGATGCCACAGCAGTCAGTGAAGCTAAAGATGCGAAAGATCAAAACATTGCGGCTATTAACGCTTGTTCGACCCATGCTGATTTAGACGGGCTTTAGCATAGTAAGGGAGCAGTACTGTGACGGAAAAAGAGATGGCCTTGATGATCGAGAAGGCAGCGGAAGCGGGCGCTAAGAAAGCCCTGCGTGATGTGGGGCTGTCAGATGATGATGCTAATGTTGACGTAAAAGAACTAAGGAATTTGCTGGATACATGGCGGATAACCAAGCGAACTGCCGTTAAAACCATTGTTCAGGCTGTTACTTACTTGTTTCTGGGGGCATTGATTACAGGGGCTTACCTAAACTTTAACGGTAAACCCTAAAGGGGATAACTAATGAAACTTGATCCGGTTTTACTGGATACGGCTTGTCGTTATTCCAATAAGTCTTACAACGACCATATTCCTAATTCAATCAAGATTGAATCTAAACTCACTTCCACTACTGCTTATATTATAAAGCGAAATACGATAGACATTATCTGTTTTCGTGGAAGTAGAGGTTTGCATGATTGGCTATTCAATCTCAGCGCCATCCCTGTACCGTATGCGGGCAGACTCTGCCACGGCGGTTTTGTAGCTGCTCATCTGTCAGTCTGGGGCAGAATAAAGAAACACCTTCACCCTAAGAAACGCACCTTGCTGTGCGGGCATAGTCTTGGTGGTGCTTTAGCAGAGCTAAGTGCAGCAAAGCTGACCGGGAAACACCCCAATCTCAACCTTGTGACATTGGGCAAGCCTAACGTCTTTTTCAAAGGCTTCAAACGTCCTATGGAACTGGATAAACAAATATCCTGTGTGTATGGCTCTGATTTTATTACGACCATCCCAAGATTTTTGTACGGCCCAAGTAAAAGTCAGACGATGCTCTACTTTGCCAACTCTGGGGAAGACTATATCGATCCAGATAAAGCATTTCGCAAGAAGGATCGTAGCCTTAAAAGACTCGTATCTGACCATTTGATGGAGGGGTACACGGAGCGTTTGGAAGCATTTTTGGATAACCAAACTACGGTTAAGAAGGTAACGCTGGAAGAACTTCAAGAACTTAATAAATTACTGGATGAGGTAGAAAATGCTTAAATTAATTCCTTTACTGTTTTTTCTTGCTGGGTGTACACAGATTGAAGCCCTTGCGGTGAGTGAGGGTGACAATGCTTTTGCCTGTCTGAGAGGCGAATCTTCTGCTACAGCAGGAGTCTTTGGGGGTAATCTGAGCGGGATTACAGTAGAAGTCCCTGCCACTGTAAACACTAGCCAGTGGACGGCTCAAGATTGGGCTACTTTGGCTGAAATTTGTGACTAATAATGTCGAAATTTCTGGCTGTGTTCGTGGGTATCTGGGCGGGTTTGTATCCAATATCCCTGCATTCTTCTTTGGTTGAGATAATAATGGAAGAAAACAGTATGGATAAACTGATTGATACGCTTAAACGGCATGAGGGGGTCAAGCACTTTGCTTACCGTGACAGCCTCGGTATCCTCACTATTGGCTGCGGGAGGAATATTTCGAGCAGCCCAATTAACAAGGGCATCGGGATTAGTGACGACGAAATCGACTTTATGCTTCAGAACGATATTGAGCGTACTATTAAAGAACTGAGTCGTGAATACCCGTGGTTCAATGATATGGAGGAGGGTGCCAGGCGTGATGCAATCATCAATATGCACTTTAATCTGGGCAGGGCGCGTTTTGCAGGATTTAAAAAAGCTATTGGTCACATGGAGATGGGCGATCACGACCAAGCTGCCCTAGAATTTCTTGATTCCAGGTGGGCCAAACAAGTAAAAGGCCGAGCGATAGAAGTGACTGACATGATTAAGACCGGCACGTATATAGGATAGGTATGCCACTTAAAAAACTTCAATTACATCCAGGTGTTAACCGGGAAAATACACGTTATACCACTGAAGGCGGGTGGTATGACTGCGATAAAGTTCGGTTTCGCCAAGGCATGCCAGAAAAGATTGGTGGATGGGAACGCATCTCCGCTAACACGTTTCTAGGGGTATGTCGTTCTTTGTGGAACTGGATCACACTAGGTGGTCAAAATCTTGTTAGTGTAGGCACTAATCTTAAATACTATATCGAGCGTGGGGGAAATTACTACGATATAACGCCTATACGTACAACTACTATAGCGGGTGCTATAACTTTTTCCGCTGTAAACGGCTCTTCTACCCTTACTATAACCAATATTTCTCACGGAGCTAATCTAGGGGATTTTGTAACTTTCTCTGGAGCGGTGTCTTTGGGCGGCAATATAACTGCTGCTGTACTAAATCAAGAATACGAAATCTCTACTGTACTTACCGATGATACTTACACTGTTGCTGCTAAAGATACTTTGGGAGTTACTGTTACTGCTAATGTGTCGGATACAGGGAATGGTGGGGCTTCAGTTGTAGGTGCATATCAGCTTAATACAGGTGCTGCTACTGCTGTGCCTTTTAGCGGCTGGGGTGCAGGGCCGTGGGGTTTAGGGACTTGGGGTTACTCTCAAACGTCTTCTTCGGCCATACGCTTGTGGAGCCAATCTAATTTTGGTGAAGATTTAGTATTTGCATATCGGGGTGGCCCCATCTGTTATTGGGACGCAAGCACCGGTGCTACGGTACGTGGGGAAGTTATAAACAGTACTAATTTCCCTGCTTCTTCAGATGTGCCCAGTATAATTAATATAGTAAGTGTGTCAGACATATACCGTTTTGTATTTGCTTTTGGGGCAAATGCCCTCGGTAGTGCTACGCAAGATCCGATGTTAATCCGTTGGTCAGACCAAGAAGATGTCTTTAATTGGACCCCTTCCGCCACTAATCAAGCGGGGAGTATACGAGTGTCTCATGGCACTGAGATTGTTGCTGTAGTCCAGGCTCGTCAGGAAGTCTTGGTATGGACAGATGCGGCCTTATACTCTATGCAGTATTTAGGTGGTGATATTGTATGGAGCGTACAATTATTAGGAGACAATGTTTCTATAGCTAGTCAAAACGCTACGGCCTATGCGGGTAGTACAGCTTTCTGGATGGGTAAAGACAAGTTCTATAAATATGACGGTACTGTTATGACACTGCCTTGTAATGTTAAACGGTACGTTTTTAATGACATTAATACTGCCCAGTTTAGTCAGATAGTGTCAGGCACTAATGAAGGGTTTAATGAAGTCTGGTGGTTTTATTGTTCTGAGGGTGAAACGGCTACTGATCGTTATGTAGTTTACAACTACCAGGAAGATATTTGGTATTACGGCAATTTAGCCCGTACTGCGTGGTTAGATTCAGGGTTACGGGATAGGCCCATAGCCGCCACGTACAGTAACAATCTGGTGGATCACGAGAAGGGTAACGATAACAAAGAATCAGCAGTTACTGCGGCCATAACGGCTTCTATAACGTCTTCTGAGTTCGATTTGGATGACGGACATTCTTTTGTGTTTATCAGTCGTATGTTGCCCGATGTGACCTTTGATGGATCTACCGCTGGTTCCCCTGCTGCAACCATGACAATTTCGCCGTTATCTAACTCAGGCTCTGGGTATAACAGTCCGTTGTCCGAAGGTGGGAATTCAGCGGGGACGATAACCCGTTCAGCAACAGTACCGATTGAACAATTTACAGGGCAAGTATTTTTACGCCTTAGAGGTAGGCAAGTAGCTTTTAAGATGGAGTCTACAGCGGAGGGTGTAGCTTGGCAGCTGGGTTCTCCTCGTTTAGATATGCGTCCTGACGGGAGGCGATAATGCCTACTGTAACAGACGAAAGCAACAGGGTAGTTGCTCCAGCTTTACCCACGGGCCCAACCACTTATAGCAAAAGTTATATAGACCGTTTCAATAATATATTACGTTTATATTTTAACCAGTTAGATAATGCATTGAGGAACGCCGTGGCTACTGCCGTCCCCTACACTTTACGAGTTGCAGAAGGTCAGGTTACAGGGGCTACTTCCCTGTTTAAATTTGGTTTTAATGCGGATGTAGATACTACTGAAGAGACTGTGTGGAGCGGGGGCGGCGATTTGGTTTATCCCGGTGCAGCGGGGGAAGTGTATATCTCCAGCGATGACACTAATGATGTCAATCCCGGTGGTACGGGGGCACGCACTATAAAAGTACAAGGGTTAGATGCCAATTACCTTGAGATAGAAGAAGATATTGCGCTGAATGGTCAAACCCAAGTAATTACCACAAAAGAATATCTAAGAATTTTTAGAGCTTACGTGCTTA